CCAACACCGGCAGCAGGCCGGCGCCGATCGATTCCTGCACGTTGCCGTAGGCGATCGACATCTTGTCCGTCGATGTCGCCGTCGCTTCGGCTGTGCCCTGCACCTGTCCCTCGATCGCACCCAACACGACTTTCTGGGCGCCGAGCAGGTCCCCGGAGTCCTGCATCGCTTTGATCTGATCCTTCTGCTGCTGGGTGAACGTCACCCCGGACTTGGCCAACGCGGCGAGGCCTTTGGTCGGGTCCTGCAACGCCTTGCCGAGCTGCACGCTGTTGGAGTCGAGGGTGCCGAACCCGGCGGCGGCGAGGTCTGCGGCGGCGACGGTGGCCCTGTCGAAGATTCCGGCCGAGCGGGCCGTCTCGTCGGACACCTTCCCGAACGTGGCGAGTTGCGCCTGGGCGTTCTGGATGACTTCGTCGTCGACCCCGATCTTCATCGACAGGGCGCCGGCATAGTCTTCGGCGGCTTTAGCGGCTGTGCCGGTGGTGTCACCCATGGCCGCGAACACCTGCTCGAGCCGGGCACTCGACACGGCGGCTTCCTGGGCGGCGGAGAACGAGTCCTTGCCGAACTTCAAGATGGCGCCGGTACCGACGGCGCCGACGATTGTCTTGCCGAGCCCGGTCATCCCCAGGCCGCCCTGGGCTTTGTCCTCGACCAGACCCATCTGTTTGAGGGCTTTGGTGGCGTCGGCGATGATGTCGATCTTGAGGATCGCCGGGCCGGCCATCAGCGGCTCCTCGAGCGGGCGCGGCGGTCGATGTCGTTCAACATCTCCACCGCGGTAGCCAGAGCGCGGGTGTCTTCGAGCCACCTGTCATGGGGGACACCGGTGCGGATCGCGAGGGCCACGGCGGTGTGCCCTAACGATCCGGTTGGGTAGGGTCCAACAAGTCGGCGTCGTCCGCTTCGAGCGATTCGGGGATCCCTTCGAGGACTTCGAGGAAGCTGTCGTAGTCCCGTGGGACACCGTCGACGTTCAACCGTTTCAGGGCGGCGTGAGCGACCCGGAACGTCATGTCCAACGCTTTGGGGGCGTTGGCGTCGATGACGACGGCGGCCCAGTCGCGGGCATTGGTTTGCACGACGATCGGGTCCTCGCCCTTCAACTCGATCTTCAACCGTTGCCAGGCCATGTCATGCCCCTCTCACGTTGTCGAGCGCCTTCTGCACATCCTCGAGATAGGCGCGGGTCCATTCCGGTTCGGTGCCCTGCGCGGCTTCGGTCATGAACGGGTTGGCCGGAATGTTGCGTGCCGGCCAACCCCAATGGATCGGACCGGCGTACGGCACCGAGGCGCCGCCGGCCATGACGCGTGCCCGTTTGACCTGTTTCGCGGGACGGATCGACCCGGCGAGCCGGCCGGATCGGCGTGGAGCGCGGGCGGCAGCTTCGCTGGCGACGATCGACGCCGCCCGCGTGTGCGCGTCTTTCAGTTCGGAGATGTCGACACCGGCTCGGCGCATCGTGCGCACCAACGTGTCCAGCCCCTCGACTTGGAGCTGCGCCGCCATCAGGGTGTGGCGGTACGCGTCACCGCTTCGACGATGGCAAACTCGAAATCGGACGTGATTCGGGTGTTCACGTCGCCGCCGTACGTTTCCGCCGGCACCTCGATGCGGCACTTCCCGGTCAGCGTCGTGCCGGGTGTGTCCGAGTTCGGGACGTAGGAGAAATCGACGACCTGCAAGTCGTTGTCCCAGCAGTAATCGACGAACGACGACGTCGCGTTCGTCCAGTCCTGGATGAACGTCCCGGCAAGGGAGCGGCCGTCGAGTTTGCGGCCGGCGGGGATCTGGTCGCCGCACAACGTTTCAACGCTGTCGCCGTCGTCGCTGTAACTCGAGTTGATCCGCACGTTGGTCACCTGGCAACCGAACTCGGAACCCGGTGCGGTACCCAATGTGAGTGTCCCGTCCTTCACGCGGGATTCGGTGATGGTCATTTCATACTCCTTCGCTGAACTCAATTCGGTAGGCGGGTAGTGGCGGGTTGTCCGGTGACAGGACGTACTGGGTGAGCGTCGAACGGGTCACCGGCAGCACGTTGGCGACGGCGGTCTCCAGCTCGTCCAACGCTTTGAATGCGTCGGCGTTGCCGGTGCCGGGCACCAGAGCGATGATCGCCCATTGGGCGGTGAACCCGCAGCCGATGTCGTACGTTTTTCCGGGCGGGGTGACCAGCACGCACGGCGGTGTCGCGGCGCGCGGGTCGACCGTGGCGCGGATGTCGGCGGCAGTGAGTTTGTCGACGATTTCCACGCCACGGTCGTAGCCCGGTGTCATGCGATCACCGGCGGCTGGTACTCGCCCAACTCGAGCAGGCTGCGCACCTCCGGGTCGAGTCGCGGCAGCAAGGACACACCGAGGTCGGCGAATGCGGCAACACCCTGCACCGATCCCCTCCGTCCATATAGCCGCGCCGACTGGACGAGCGCAGCCTGCTCACACCGGGGCGGCCATGATGGCAGGACCGCCCCGGTGTCATCTTTGGTCAGGTCCGGCCGCCATGTCGTGACGGCATCATTCCCGGCGTCGACCGCGAACGTCATCGCCTGCTCATCGACCGTCGATGCCGGATCGACACCGAGATAGATCTTCAGGTTGGTGACTGTGGCCGGCACAACAGCTCCTTATGGGGCCACGGAGCATTCGCACAGTGCCAGGGGCTCCGGTACTGCCGCTTTGCCGCGGGTCTCGGCGAGGATCACCAACGTGTTCTTGATGAACAAGTCCTGATGCGAATCGGACATGAACACGCTCGACACGTTGCGGTCGAACCACACCACACCGGCTTTGAAGTCGCCGACGGTAGCGACACCGGCAGTCTGGAACCGCGAGGCAACCGGCGTCAGGCCCCAGAAGTTGGAGCCGACTGTCGGCCCGCCGAGCGTGCCGCCCATCACGGCGATGTCGAGCGCGGCCCAGTCGGCCGGGTTGAGGATCACGGCGTTCGGGTTGTAGCCGTTCGACTGCACGGTGCCGACACCGACGCGGATCGCGTCGATCAACTTGCCGCCGGCCGCGACGCTCGCCGTTGGCAGCGTGGCGGCAACGATGGCGTCGTTGATGGCGTCGGAGATCGCCAGGGCGACACCGCGGCGCAGTTTGCCTTCGATCACCGAGCGGATGTAAGTGGCGTCCTCGAGCGCCTGGCGGGTGATCTGCACCCAGTGAGCCAACGTGTCGAGCGGCGCCGATGTCGGCGTGAACACCAACACCGCTTCAGGCTTCGCTGCGCCTTCGGCAACGACTTGTGCTTGCGGGTCGCCGGAAACGGCCACCCATTCGACGACACCAGCCGAGACCCGGACGACGTCGACGACTTGGAGCATCGGTGGGATCGAGATGTCCTGCACCCGCGGTGGCAGCACGAAGTTGGGGATCGCCAGGTCGGCGGTGGTGATCGCGGCGCGCTCGTTGGTGGGCACGTAGTCGGCGATCTCGACGACACCGGATTGGCCGCGGCCGTTGTAGTTGCGGAACTGGTCCGACTCGACGAACTGCTGCCCGAACGACAACGGTGCAGCAGTGCGCCGCTCGAAGTGGTTGGGCATCGTGTCGGACGGCTGCTCGAGCTTGACACGCAGCGCGGCGTAGGCGCGTTGCGATTCGGCTTGGGCGTTGTACTCGACGATCTGCTTGTCGAGCTCCGAGTTGCGGCTCTCCCAACCGGCGAGCGACTGCTTTTCGGTGTCGGTGAGGTCGCGGTCTTCGTTGGCTGCCCGCTCGGCGAGTGCGGTAGCTGACTGGGTGAGCGAATCGCGCTCGTCCATCAGCCGCTTGAGGTACGTAATCATCCCGAATTCCCTTCATGCGTGAACGACGGCACTCAGGCCGTCTTGGTGTTCAGCGGGTGTTTCGGGTGGTGGCCTACGACCGCCGGGACGTGATCAGCGTGTGGCTTGTCGTCGTGGCTCCGGGCCGGCGGGCCGCGAAGTTGTTGTCGACGCGGACAGTAGCACTCGCTAGCGCCACACCGGAGGGATCGGTGTCAGGTTGACCTCCGGGCGAGCCAGGAACGGGGCCAGGATGGCGTCGATGTCCTGGGCGTTGCGGACACTGAGCATCGCCGCGCCTTCGTAGGCGGGGATGCCGACCATCGACACTTCGACGAGGCGGCCCTCGAGGATCTCTTTGACGCCGCCGTCGCCACGCCCGACCCGCACCGGCTGGTAACCGATCGACATGCCGCGCAGATACCCGTGGCGGAGCTCGTCGAGGAGCTCGTCGCCGGGTGGGCCGTCGTTGACCCGGAACACTCCCTCGACGCCGATGTCGGTTTCGGTGAATGACCGGGACCAGCCGAGTGTGCGTTCACGGTCATGGTTGCGCAACAGAGGGATCTTGTCTTGCCGGTGGTGGAGTGACCGTTTCAACGCGCCGCGGCGGACCACTTCGCCGGACGGGTCACCGGTCCGATAGCTGACCTCGTCGTAGGGGACGACGACACCGATCACGGTGCGCTCTCCCTCGTCGATGCGGCGGATTTCCATCTCCAGCTGATTCATCACATCACCCCTTGCGCGGCCAGCGGCGGCCGCCGTTCGAACTCGCGGACCTCATCGACGGTCAGGAACCCGTTGCTCAACGCGATCTGGTACGACTCGTATCGGGTCTTCGTGTCGGCCCGCAACAAGGCGTCGATCTCGATCCGCAACGCCGTCCCCCTGGGTAGTTGGGCGTCGAGGACGTCTTCGATGCGGCGCATCCACGGCAACAACGTCAACTCGTACAGCTCGGTCATCCGCGACTCGACGTTGGCGTAGGTGTTCGAATCGGTTGGCGCGCCCAACAGGTACGCCGGCAACCCGAACATCAACGCCACCTGATTCAGACTGATGCGGGCGAAGTCGGCGGCACCGACATCGACCGGTGACCATGTCAACGGATGAAACTCGGTCGTCGCGTTCAACACCGCGATGCTGCGCCGGCCACCGTGGTTGGTCATCCACTTGTCCTTGAGCTCCTGGGCCTTGTCGGGGTCCAGGTTCGGCGAGTTGACTTTCAGGTAGCCGGCGGGGACACCGGAGGCGAACGCGCCGGTCATGTAGTCGCGCAGCGATGTCATCACCCCGAGATCGGACGCGAACCGCGACAGCACACCGGTCCCGCGGCCGCCGGTGATCGGCTGCTGGCCGCGCAGATGGAGGATCTCACCGGGCGCGAACGTGTCGTCGGCGTTACGCAGCTTGTAGGCGCCGTCGACCAGTTCGATGTCGGCCGGATGGAACACGTACAGCGGCGGTTTCGGTGCGCCGGCTTCGTCGCGGAACGGAACGAAGATGAACCCGTCACCGAACCACAAGGCGCTGAGGATCCACTGGCCCCACATGTCGACCGCCGAGAGGCGGGTCTCGTGGATCGCCGACGTGTCGACCACCCTGCCGTCGAGCCGCAACGCTTGCGGGTCGTCGACCCACGACGGCGTCGCCAACTGTTCGATGCTGTTGCGGTAGACATGCCACGGCAACGTCGCGATCGTGTCAACAATGATCGACGTGGCCCTGGCGACACCGGGGATGTTCGCCAACCCGGCCCACGCATTCGCCCCCGGGATCGGGTTACCCCACGGCCCACCGGTGCCGTTCGAACCGGCGGGGCCGGTCCACCACAGCCACGGCTGCTCGACCTCCCAACCGTCCGGTGTGTTCATCAACACGTCGCGGCCGTCGGTGGCAGTGAGCAACTGGCCGCGCAACGAGCGTAGTGCCAAGCCAAGCCGGCCCATCCCCACCAGTGTGACACACCGGGTAGTCAACAGTTGACTACTAGTAGATCGCGGGGGCCTCGACCCGCGGCTGATCAACAACCCGCCACCACGCCATCCGCGCCGCCCGCGCCGCATCCACCGCCGTCCCATCATCGGGTGCCACCAGTCGCAGCGAACCGTCACGCATCGCCCGCGCCACCGACCCCGACACATGCGCCCCCAGCAACGGATGATGATCGTGAGCGACCCGGCCCTCCATGATCGCCTGCCGCCACGCACTACTCGACGCCACCTCGACATCGAGACCACCCGGCCACACCGTCACCTCACCGTCAGCCTGCAACTCGGCAACCAGATTCACCCGGCACCGCGGCGCCACCACCAACTCGACAACATCCCAACGCTCCCCCGCAGCCTGGATCACACCGAACAGCTCGGCGTCGGTTGCCGACTCCGCAGCCCACGCGACGAACAACGCACCATCGAGAGTGCAACCGACCACAGCGACACTCGACGTCCACGTCCCAGCGAACGCCAACACGATCTCCGCCCCATCCACCGGCGGCTCCACCATCGGGCACGCTTCCCACGCCCCCGGCGGCAACCAGTCGGCAGCGATCGCCTCCACCCACTGCCCGAGCCGATACGACCGAAACTCGGCCTCCGACACGATCCCGACCTCGCCGGCCAACACGTCCTCGTGCAACAAGCCGGCACGGATCGCCGGATTCGCCTCCGCCCACGCACCCCGATCGTCGAGCGCACACCCGGCCGGCGCGGCGTACTCCACCCAACGCACCTGGGCGCCGTCCAACGCCCGTTCCCGCAACCTGAACAACGCCGACTCGTTACCACCCGGCGACGGCGTCCCGATCGCCAACACCAACGACTGCGCCCGCTTCCCCGCACCCTGCAACACGCTCGCCAACACCTCAGGCGTCACCGTCTGCGCCTCATCGATCAACGCCAAACTCGGGTTCAAACCCTGCAGACGATCGACGTCGGCCGGCAACGGCAACAACTCGCCGTCGTTCCACGCCGACCACACCCGCCGATCATTCGCCGACGTGTACACCACCACCCGACCATCCAGCTCGGGTGCCATCCGCACCATCGTCCGGATCGGCCGCAACAACGTCCGGTTCGCCTGCAACCCGTTGAACGCCACCAGCGGCACCTGCGGCGTGTCATCACCATCGCACACCGCCCACAACCCCACCGCAGCCCACAACGTCGACTTCGCATTCCCTCGAGGGATCTGCAACCCGCCGGTACGCACCTCGTCAGCGAGGAGCTCCTCCAGCGAATCGCGCTGGAAGCGGTGAAGCTTCATCGGCTGGCCGGTACCGACACCGGACGGGATCCGACAGTACGTCTGGATCCAACGGATCGCCCGCGCCGCCCGAGATCGGGTCCGCCACACCCGCCACGGAGGCGCCGACTTGTCGACCCGACTGTCCGGCGCCGCTCGACGCTCCCCAGTGCGGCTGCCAGAGCCTCCGCGGCCGACATCGGCGACGAGCGCGCCAGTGGTCGGCACAGTCAGCGGCGGATCTGTGTGAGTGCGCCCGTGGCCGGCGTTGTCCGGCCGGTCCTGGGCGGCTTACCGCTAGAACGGACAG